GTGATTTCGATACGGGTTATACCTGGACATTGAATGATATTATTTTCGTTTCGTATGTTTTATTACTATCATATGCGGTAGTAAGATTTTCTAAGTAAAAGGTAAGATGCCTCTCACCGATGCTCAAATTGCTCGAAAAGTTGGGCAACTGCGTAGAACAAAAGGTCAGATCTATGCACCCCTCAAATACTTCAGGGGGCTTGGGACTCTCAAGGAGGTTGAAACTCGTTACAAGAAGATGCTCAAGAGAGATTACACCAAGTTCCGAACAGACAAAGGACGAAAGACGAAGACTTCCTCCTACACCCAAAAGTTCCGGAAAAGGTACGGCTCAGATGTTAAGTCGTTGCCAGATATTGCGAAGGCTACTGGCATTCCTCTGAAGACTGTGAAGACCATCTACAATAGGGGACTCGCCGCGTGGAGAACCGGGCATCGACCGGGAGCTTCTCCACAAGCGTGGGGGTACGCGAGGGTGCATAGTTTTGCCACTAAGGGGAAAACCTACTACACGGCTGATAAGGATTTACGATAGAAGTGTTTCAAGATTGTGATTCACAACTATGGATTGAGTCATTATACTTAATAGTACAGCTCTATCTTTATCTATGCATATTCGCTTTAGAAGTTTTAAACGCATAGGCAGGTACCGAACCCTTCGGTGGTTTTTTACAAAATATTTTGCAATCACAGTAATCTTTAACGGATATGCGTTGATTTTTGGTCGCGTAACATCGTGTCGGTAACATAATATCTTTGGAGAGGTACCGAATTATCTGGTCTGTGAGTATCATCCTATTTTAAATCATCTTTAAAAATTGGGTCTCAATTTTTAAATGTGAAATTTTAACGATAATTACTAAAATACCTCGTATGAGTATTTAGTTAGAGAACGCGAGACCGCCCATGCCTGATTGGATGCGCAGGACGTTGTAGTTGGTCGCGAACATGTGGAGGTTGGTCGCGTTAAGGGCGCCGGCCGTGGTGATGGACACCTGCGCGTTGTCGATGCGGCTGAAGTTGCACGTGCCGGTAGGCTGGTGTTCTTCGGGTTTCAATGCGAAAGAGTAACTATACACACCGGGGAAGGGGGAACCGGTGAAGTGGTGGTAGGGCTGCACCTGGTTGAAGTACTTACCACCCTGAGCCTTGAAGCGGTCCTGACCGTTCAGGACGAGCTTGAAGTCGGTCATCGCACCCTGAGCCTCCTCGGTCCAGGCCACACGATCGGTAACAGCGGCAGTGCCGGTACCACCGGTGATGACCATGGGGACACCGGTAGCGCCAGTGATGGGCATGGTGTTCCTGGAGGTGTCGGAGACGGAGAAGGGGTCGGCGGAAAGAGCGATCTTACCGACGCCAGCATCCTTACCGAAGTTCCAGAGAGAGTCCGCGCCGGTGCCGGAAAGGCACCACATCAGGCTCTTGACCGGATGATTGAACGAGAGACGAATCTGCTTGGTTCCGGTGGCTTCAACTGTATCAACACCAGTGTGTTGCGTCTGCTCAATTAGGTATTCGTGACCTTTCTGGGCAAAACGCCTACGTTCTTCAGTGTCGAGGTAGATGTAATTGGCATATACCTTGAAGGTGCCGGGGTTGCAGTAGGTGGTGAAGTCGGACGCGAGGTCGAAGTCCACACGAACTTCGTGGTATTGAAGTGCGATGAGCGGCAGCGCGAGCCCCGGGTTCCTGTTGAAGAAGAACAGGAGGGGGAGGAACACCTTGTTGCCGTCGCTGGCGGTCGTCATCTTGGAGTACTGAGCCTTCTTCGCCTCGTCGTAGTACAGCTCGGAGTAGAGACGCCAGTACTTCTGGTAGAGTTTGTCCACCCTTTGACCCCCCACTGATAATTCTACGGAGGAGACAGCACGCTCGGCGATCCAGCAAGAGACACCGTCGGAAGCCGCGTTGGACTCGAGCTCCACGTACATTTCGCCGACGAGGTCACCGTTACGGGCGATGGTCACGGAGACGCGACCGGAGTTGCCGGGGTTGCCGTTGAGGGTCTGCTCGATGTTCTCCATAGCGAAGTTGGTATGGCGCTTGTACTTGGCCTGGTAGAAGGTAACTTCGGGGTTACCGGTGAGGTACACGTCCTGCGCGCCGTAGGCGACTAACTGCATGAGTCCGCCAGCCATTTTGAAAGTTGTTGTACTATAAGCAGAGAAAATAATTTTGGACCATGTCCACGCGCGCGGAAATTTTCGTCTCGATTTTTCTCAGTAGATTTTAAATGTCTACCAAGCCGCAGCCTGAAGAAATTCCCGAAGACCAGATGGAGGAAGGCGAGATCATCGACGACGACGAGGAGATCGACGACGACGAACTCATGGAATTCGAAGATGAAGTTGACATCGCGTCTCTGATGACATCGCTCCTCGCGACCGACGAGGGCGACACGATCTGCACCGCTCTGGTCGCGATCGGGCAGCAGCTTCAGACCCAAAATAGGATACTGGTTAAAATTTTCAGCGAACTTAAGGGATAAAATCAGTTAAGGAGAAATTTTGTATAATATGTAACATGGAAGAACTTCACTTCATCGATGACGAACCGGATCGCTACCAAGCACTACTGGAGCTGGAGAAACGGTCAATCGAGTCTATGAATGTTGAACAAATAATCTCAACCCTAGAAATTTTTGAAAATGCTTGGGATCTCAGGCGGAGCTGTCATCGCAACGCCCGCGAGTTGGGGTACAGACAATTCATCCACAAGGACCACTGGGACCACAATGGCGAACCCCTCATTTCAAAAATAGACATTCGTGCCATAAAAGGAATCAAAGATCGTCAGAGGCGGTACCTTCTCAACCTTCGAACGAGGATGGGTGTTCTGAACATAAAAAACAAACCAGACGAAGACGGTATCACCCTCTTGAAGAGGGTCAACTCGGTCGGAAAACAACTCAAAGATGGTTTTGACAACGTCAGGCGCCACTGGAACGCTTTCGAACGTGTAGTCAATCCCACGGCCGAACCTCTCATCAGCTGCTTCTCCGACCCCCTTGCCATGGACGAAGACGAAGTCGAGAAGTGCAGTCCGTACCAGAAGTGCATCATCCATTCCCTGGAGGAGGCGCACAGACAGGGATTGAGACGATACCATGACTCGTGTTACGAAGAGATTCGCAGTCCTTCCGGATACGGCACGCGCGCTTGGAAACCCAAGTTCGAAATCATCCAGTTTGTGTATTCTCTCGCACCGAAAGATGATGAGTTTGAAAATTGGAAAAATTTCACGAGTAAAGGTGGTTGTTACAAGGACGTGGCCAATCACCTGACTAACTGCTACGATCCCCAGTTTCCGGCCATAGAGAAGAGGAGACACGTTTGGTCGTTTCGCAACGGTCTCTTCTGTGGAAAAGAGGACGGCCCACAAAACAAAGGTCATCCGACCTGCAAGTTTTACCCGTACGACAGCCACGACTTTCGAGTCCTGGACCCTTCCATCATCTCCTGTAAGTATTTCGATCAAGACTTTATCGACTTTTCGCATATCGACGATTGGTTCCATATCCCCACACCCAACTTCGACACCATCCTACAATACCAGGGTTTCGAAGAGGATGTGCAAAAGTGGGCCTACGTGATGGGAGGTAGGTTATGCTACGACGTTTCAGAATTAGACAAGTGGCAGGTTATACCGTTCATGAAAGGAATCGCGAGAAGTGGAAAGAGTACCCTGATAAACAACGTCTTTCAGCGTTTTTATCAAAGCGAAGATGTGAAGACACTTGGCAACAACATCGAGCGAAAGTTCGGGCTTTCGGCAATCAAGGACGCGCTGATGTTCGTCGCGCCGGAGGTCAAAGGTGACCTGGCACTCGAACAGGCGGAGTTCCAGTCGCTCGTTTCGGGTGAGGGGATCGCGATCAACGTCAAGAACAAGACGGCGCAGAGCCTCCCAAACTGGAAAGTTCCCGGTATTCTGGGCGGCAACGAAGTTCCCAACTGGAACGATAAATCCGGTTCCGTCCTTCGTCGTATTCTTCCCTGGAACTTTACGAAGCAGGTACAGGAGGCGGATCCCAACCTAGACAAAAAGCTCGCGGCCGAGCTTCCGGCGATCCTGTGCAAATGCATCCGCGGGTACCTCGAATATTCCGAGAAGTACAGCGGCCGAGATATTTGGAATGTAGTTCCCCCGTACTTCAAAATTATCCAGAACCAAGTGGCTATGGTGGCGAATACCCTTCATCACTTCCTGAACTCGGTGCGTGTTATCAAGGAGGAGGGTAAGTTCGTACCCGAGGACATCTTTCATCAGGCGTACAACTCACACTGCGCGCGCTCACTCAAGGGTAAGAAGCCGGATCTGTTCAATCCGGATTTTTACATTGGACCGTTCTCCACGTATGGAATCACTGTCAGGACCTGTGCGATCAATTACAATGGCCGCGAGTACCCAGCTCAGCCCGTGTTTTTCGGGGTCGATGTGATCGAGGAGGAATTGATGATTGGCAACAATCACTAAAAAAATCTGTCTGTATAGTAATATGGACGCTCGGAACTTCGTCAAAGAGTCCGGTTTCAAGGTTCAGACCGAGAATGAAACCGCGAGACGCGCGCGAATGGCTCGAAGGGAGGATATCGTGCGTAAACAACTCCTCCGTGATCCCACCCCCATCACGACTCCTCCTCCACCACGACCACAACCCATGTGTCGAAACCCTCTCGAGAACGAGTTCTCCCCTCGACCCGCACCACCCGTGATCGTTAGGGCTGCACCGATCCCACCTCCGGCTCAACCTAGAGTTAGAACTGTCATTAAATATAAGATTGTGCGACGTCCCGTTAGAACCACACATCATCACGACGACGATGCGATTCGTAATCAACTCAAGCGCTGCTTCGGGTGCAAGTGGATGCGTCGTTACAAACCAAACCTGACCAGGGATATGTGGAGGGTGAAACGTGAACTCGCCAACGGTGGTAGCGCCAGGGAGGTGGAGCGTCGTATGGTCAACCACTGGAAGCGAATCCGGATGAAAAAGTTAGAAAAGATCTACTTGATGAAAAACGCCTCCGTGCGTGGAATTCCCTATCACTCCCGAAACGCGTGGCGAGACGCCGTCTCCAATTATATAATGAACTATAAGAGGACACATAATCGTCGCTCTCCCACCAAAAAGCGTATGCGACTTTACAAGAAAAGGTGGTTAAAAAGGAGACGTGAGGAATTGAAAAATGCAACTTCTGCAAAGCGTAGACGAAAGGCTTCGACTGGGCGTAAGAAGGTACGGGCACGGCGTTAGAGTCCGGGCACCCAAACATTCGTGGATGGAGATGTGCAGAGAAGAACTTCTTGACGCGTTCATATATATCATTGCCGATTACATACGCTACAAGGGTATTATATCTAATGGACGAGATGACAACGAGCTCATAAGATCCGTAGCTAATAACTGGTCGGAAATAGACAGCTCACAACACAGGATGCTCCTATGGAATCTCATCAGGATGTTGGACAACGAACTCTTCTGTGATGTACATCGCAACGTTTGTCATGACTAAGTTGACAACATCTATCAAACGTGGATGTCAAAAACATCTTATTCTTCTATTTATAGTTTTCGTCGGTTCCGCGAGTTGCTTAAGATGGATCGTATGGTAGCTAAAGGTGAACTCTGGGAACGTCTCCTTTATTTTTTTTGAGATTGCGTTCCCCTGCTGCGAGTACGGAATGCCGGTACAGACCGCATTCTGCTCCAGTCCCAAAAGTTGGTTCTCCATGTCGACGAAATCCTTCAGCTTTTGGGCACTGACACCGCCTCTGTGCATATTGTGATACATCGCGTCGCTCTCTCCATCACTGAGGTGGAAGAAGCGAGACCCCTGAACAGACTGTTTCTCGTGCATAAGACAAAGTATCACGAGAAAGAGTATGACGATGTGTAACATCCTTACTACTTAACTATATTTTTTCACAGCCTCCTCGTATTCACCCTTCTTCACGTAGGTCAATTTACCATTCGCGGGAAAATGTAATGGCATCTCGAAATCCGCCATTCGCTTCGCCCAACACCTTGTCATATTCGCGTCGAACACCACAGCTTTACAACCGTCGTCCAACGCGCAGTGGTTGAGGCACTTATCCTTATCATATTCGTACGTGGGATCGGGTGCGCCGGGGTGATAATGATATATATCACCCGCACCGTAATCCACGTTGCGCAGGAGTTTAAACTTTGCCTTCTTCTCCGGTTTCTTCTCTTCCTCAACCAAGAACATCTTCTCATCATCGAACGGTCTGGGTTCAACTTCATCGACGAACCCTTCTTCCTCCTCCTCCACAGGATCGGTATCTGTTATCATCACCGCACTGGCCGCGGATGATGACACTATGCAGCACATGCAGCATACTAACATGATCAACACCGCGGTTGTCGCGTCCATTACTCTTTGTAAATATTTTTTACTTGATGCCGTTATATCCGACCCCAGTTCGACGAATTTGTTCCTCCTATATAATCATATTTTCTGTTAGCGTGACCAGGCGTGCAGAATTGTTGCATTGTATTAGTCGGCACACACATATTCATCAGCTTATCGGAGCAGCACCTACCTTTAGGGCAGTACCCAGGACTGGGACTTCCGTCGGTACCGCACTTTAAGTTAGTACTTGCATATATGGTATTATCCTGTGGTAAGAAACATGCGAAACCGGTGCAGCCCTCCTCCTTTTTCTTCTCCGCCTTGACGGTAGTTGAAGCCGGTTTGTTTTTTTTGGACCAGAATTTAGTCCGCTTCCCGTGATATTTAGCGTTGTTCTTATTCACACCGGTTGTCGAACATGCTTTTCCACTTTCCCGACATAGTTTTGAGGGATACGTGCAACAGAAATTATCCGGACACCGAGCCTTGTAAGGTCGGGCTCGAGTACCACATTTCCCGTTTGTGCTGACCTTCTCTTCTGGTTTGGGTGGAGGAGGGGGAGGAGGTGGCGGTTTCCATTCATCTTTCCTTGCATTGTAATCCGAGGGTAACACCCTTTTCCAGTACAAACCTCCACCCGCGTACTGATTGTTGTTGTCGTCGTTATCGACCCATCTTTCACCCGGTGCTTTGCTTAAACAACTTTTCTTCAGCCACGGTGCGTCGACGCACGCTGGGTCGGTCCCTTTCCCATTATTACCCGTATACACCCGACATTTGTATTGGTCGTTGGTTCGCCAAACGGACATTCCGACTGATTTATATGCCCGTACTTTCGTCTTCTGGTGTTCCCGAAACAATTCCTCAGACTTTTCTGAGCACTTATCCGCATACTTGAGTGGAGCCTGACCACCGTACGTGCCCATACCGTGTTCAGAGCCGAGGTTGAAATCCTGAGACTCCCACCCACTCTTATCTTCCCTCACTATCACCGGTCGACCCTGTAGGTATCTTGTACCACGATCACCCATACTAGTAGACACCTGCACGGAATTTATCGTATCCGCATTCTTTGGGATGTCACACGCTCCTGTTTTCTCGTAGTATGTATTTTTGATTTTAAATCGTTTCGAATCGGGTAAAGTGTCGTACCTACCTTTCAATATTTCTTCTTGTTCATCGTCGAAGGTGTACACGCAATCACACGTACCGTCCATCTTATTTGAGAGTAGGATGGAACGATTCTGATTGTTCCCGCAGTTGAACCTGGGGGGTTTAGGTGGTGGAGGTGGTGG